AAGTGATCCTGCTGAGCAGGCTAACTCGTTACATCTGGGGCTTTCCCGGTGGGGAGGTACCAGAAGTGTGGAGCACAATCAAGTTTTTGAGAGTGGCTTCACAAAGGCTTCATAAGCGCTATTAGCGTTTGAAAACCTTTTGTAGAAATCCGCTTCGTAGAGGCGGGTTCCTACATGGCGTGCTACCGCATTGGTTAAATGCAGGCACACTTTCGTAAGAGGATCCCCCATGAGGACCCCGTTACGAAGGGTAATTGCTCTTATATGCTCCCCATATTGAGGAGCGGCAATTCCCACAGTCGCTAACATGCCAGTCGCATGATAGAAGACTGTACGTTCTTGGAAGCAGGTCTGCATCACAATAGAACGTAAAATGCGAGGAATACCACATTTGGTCATCCACGCATATGCCAACTCGGATGCCATTTCATGGTTCATCCGGTCGGTGGCCTCTTCGTAGTCAGTTGATGACACGAAAAGGTCTTCGTAGGTGTCCGTCCTTTCGACGTAACCTCCGAAAGAAGTTTCCTCTCGCGATGCGATGCGGAATACTTCGTCTTTCGCTTCCTCTGTGAAGAGGCGGAGAAAGACATTCCAACCGTGGTTTGACGCTGTCATTCCAGATTGGCTGCTACGGATCCCCTTGGCAAGGGGCTCCGCGCAAAGCTTGCTGACGACATCAAGTATGATCTTCAGACAAGCACGAGCCTTGGTAACGCTTCTTGCTTTACCCGGCTCCTTCACCACTGTGAGAAAACACGACCGAAGGTCGCGCAGTGGTGTACGACGAACCTGGTCCAAACTGGCCCAGAAAATTAGTTCGCCGAAACTGTCATGTCGCTGGGCGTCTACCCAGGATAAGACAGTACCGGAATCCAAATCCACCACGGGGTATTGGTTTCCGATTGCATCCGGATGGAGAATACGACGTATCTCCTCGGTTGTTCCTCCGTTCTTGCGGGTATTCTCCCAGCAAGCAGAGGTAGTCACAGTCACCCGGGCCTTTGTGCCCAAGCCTGTGAACGCGTGACTTGGAATGAGTGCAATGATCTCCTCCAGTCCCGCACGCCTGATCTGCGCAAATGTTTGCGAAACCTTAGGCGGAATTGCAGATACTGTGCGAAGAAACTTCACCTTAGACTGCAATAAGACGATGGGAGGCGGAGTTCCGCAACCCCTCGTCTGTGAGAGGAGACCGATTAAGAAAATCTTACGGTCTCCTTCAGCAGAACGTACACGCCGCCAGACGTTTACGAACTGCATGCACCATGGAGAAACTTCTGGTTTTTCCAGTGCAGTTTCAAGCTGGTCCCGGTGAGAGACCATCTTGAACCACTTCCTAGCGCGCTTTAGTTGCGCGGAGGCAGTAGTGATGTTGAACGCCGCCATTCGGAGTTCCCCATCTAGGAATTCGTCCCCTAAAAGATAGGAGATGTTTCCGAGTGTGAACAGGTCGAACCGATCCCAGTTCCACACTTCTTCGGGATAGCACAGATACCTCTGTAGGAATATCCCGTCAACGGTCTTGAGAAGTTCAATGAGCCTCTCAGCCCGTGTCTTCTCCGAACGAATTTCATTCGCATCGGAAAAGAAAAGCTCCTTCTGCCTTTTTGAGGCAAGAGGGTCGCTTCTCCCCTTTAGGAAGGCATTTAGCCTCCTACGGAGAGTCTTTGCCCAACTTTTGAAACCTTCAAAAGCGGGCTCAGTACACAGACGAGTCAGGTAGTGACCCCAATGTGTATGGTGGTAGATCACGAACAATCTCGTGTCTGCCCCCTTGATCGCAGAAAATCGAACCCGGTTCTTCTGCGACCCACCCCATCCAGGCCCTAACAGGGCTGGAGGGATCGGGTCTTGGAGACGGACTCCGTCTCCAGACCAGACCGTAATTTCTTGGGATCCCCCAAGCTTTACGGATAACGGCGTGGCCGCATGGATCTTCCATGGGTCGTCGTATTTGATCTTGTATCGGCTGTTCTTCCGAAACTTGATCCCGTTTGCAGTGAAACTTTCGAATTCACTGGAAACTTCCTCATGTGATTCTGATCCAGAATCCTCATCAGGTAGATCCTCTTGGTCCAAATTATGGGCCAATAGGTCATTAGACTCACTAATATTCGTCAAAATATTTGAGAGGCTAGAGGCATACGATTGGCGTTCACCAACCGTGTTCCTTACTGTCATGTCCCTTCTAACCGAAGGTTCAAGACGTGACTGCTCCGTGAGGGTAAACCCCTCCTTGAGCAGCAACTCACGTTGCTTCGAGACACTCGAAGAACCAGAGTTCCGCAATAGCAGTGCCGACGGCACTTGCTTTGTGGAGAGAAATTTCTCACCTTCGACGAAGGATGAGAGTTTCTCGGGTACTACCAGACTGTTTCGGTCTTGGTTGTACCATAGGGTAAAGTCAGACATCGCCTTACTAACCCTAGAATGGTGACTACTACCCTGAGGCAGGGAGTAGTCGTTTTCCTTAACGTTGCTTGACATGGTTCAAG